AGCAGCTTTACTGGCTCAGTTTATGAGTGAACTATCTAGCCAGTTAAGTGATATTACAAAGGAAATGAAATGATTGATTTAGACCACGTATTTGCAGGATTGAAACGACTTGAAGAAGTATTAAACACAGCAGACCAATTAATGCCTATTGTGTTTAGTCGTTGTCAGGAATCAGGAACTAGCTTAAAAGATTTAGATGCTATTCAACAAATGTTGTTAGTTCAAGACTTGATTAAGATAGTACAGCCTCTTAATGATAAATTGTTAGAGCTACAGACTACAGCTTTTTTTAGAGAGCTACAGCCTCCTCATCCTGCTAATTATCCTGCAGAACCTGTATTGTAAGATTTCTCGGTAGTTGTACTTTATGGCCCTGCTTGGTGCAGGGTCTTTTTACATATTATCAAACATGTTCACGTAACGTGTACAAAAAATATTACTGTACGGTAATAAATGGTCAAAATATTGCCCAAATGAGCAAAAAACTTACCGAACGGGAATCTTATTTAATACCTAGTTGCTCTTTAACGAAAGACTGGAGTGAGACGAGCTGTTGAGTGGTATTGGCACACTGTAAAGCAAATACAGGGTCTGTGGTGAAGCCATTAACTCTGACGAGGGCATCGCTGGGGCTGGGCACGGAGCTGCTACCATTGATGTGCAACCCACTGTACAGAGTAGTAATACGATTAAGCTGATTTTTGTAATCATTGGTTACCTTTTCTGTTACTAGTTGTTGTTGTTTGACTAAATCTTTAGTGTGCTCTTCTTGCACTTTAGCTTCTGCTATTACTTGTTCTTTGTAGTTAGCATACCGTAAATGCTCTACATAGAATCCACCAATGAATGAAAGAACTAATAAACCTACAGCAATAATAAACTTCATATAGATATTAGGTGTAGGCATTATCTTTCATCCAATGATTTAGTAGTAGTTGCTCGTAAATAAGCTAAAACAATACCAATGATAAACATTGATATGCTATAGACTTTAGGGTCGATAAGGTCTTGTATATAAGAAGAGTTATCAGAGATAGCACCTAAAAGGACAATCAGAAACGAGAACCATATAGTCCTCGACTTCCAAGCACCTTTAAGTCTTTCTTTCACTTCTTTTTACCTTTAGCTTTACGCTGAGTAGCTAATGCAATAGCCACAGCTTGCTTTTGGGGCTTACCAGCTTTCATTTCAGTCTTGATGTTCTTGCTTACAGCTTTTTTAGATTTAGATTTCATTAAGGGCATGTCTTATCCTTTATAATTTGCATGTACAAAACAGTCTTGCTCAGCAATCCTGCGGTTTAAAATACCATCGTTATATTTACCTTCTACCATCGCCCATTTAAGAAACTCTTTAGAAGCAGCTTCTTTGTTTCCTTGTTTAAGAAACTTGAGAAGAGTAGAACGTTTAAAAGCTCCAGTACCTAGATTATAAGTAAAGGATACAAGAGCATCGAATTCATTCTGAGTAAGACTAAGATTCTCAGCATTGATTGCTGTCTCTGCAGCAGTTACATCTCGACGAAGAAGTGAGGTAGCTTGTCCCATAGTAATAGGACTTCCTTCTATACAGCCATCATCAGGGACCATAAGATGACCATAACCTACTGTCCACTTACCTCCAACGTCTCTGTAAGGCATTGTACGAAAGCCTTCAAAGTGCTTAATCTGTTCAATACCTGCGTCAGAAGTTTTCATAGGTTATAGTAAGGAAGTTTAAAGTTAGTACCATTGATGTTGACAATAACAAAACCTACAGGACTAGAAGGTAACGTATGCGTACCTGCAGTAGCTGTAGTTGCTGTAGTGTTAGTCAATGCTACATTACCTGTCAAAGAAGACGCTGTTACAGTTACACCTGAAAGATTACCACCTGTAATATTTACATTGGTTTCATTCTGGGTAGACATTGTACCAAGTCCAAGATTATTCCTAGCACCTGCAGCAGTAGTAGCTCCTGTGCCTCCAGTAGCAATGCTGTTAACAATGTTTCCATTCTGTGCTTGAGAGATGTAAGTTCCTAAGTTACGAAACCATTCTCTCCAACGAACATTTTCTTCAATCTTATCTTGAGGAATTGGAGGTAGTAGATTAACAGCCACTCTCTACTCCTTGTGCATATCCTGCAGCTTGTAAGTCATCTAGGCACTTCTGTACTTTCTCGCCAATGTCTGTACGGTAAGCAATAGAGTTAGGAATCTCAATCTTCTTCTTAATAGTTCCATAGACCTTATCACGAGCATCTTCAATGGTATCGCCTAAGCCTACTACAGTACAGACATAGTCACCTGCAGTAACAAACATAGGTTCATTCTCTTTGAGCTTACCATCAATCATTGCAGGACCTTTGCCCCACTGTACTTCACAGAGATGTACGTCAGTAACTGCATCGTCCATGTCAATACCCCAGATAGGGTAACCAGAGTTTTCCTTCTTAGTAACATGACTATAAGGATAGTCAGGAATAGCAATCACAACACCAGCAGCAATCTTGTTAGAGACTTTGAGAGTATCTTCACCATTGATTAAATCTAACATCCACTGAGCAGGGTCTCCTTTGTGAAGGCTTAACTGAATATTAAATAAAGGCCAACCAGGACGCATAGTAAACTCTAGAGGCCATGCTTGACCAGACTTATCAACAATACAGTTAACGTCAATATAGCCAGTATATCCGAGACCATGTAACATATCCTCTAGGGGTTTAAGCATTTCGTCAGCTAGTTTAGACTCTTGGGTGTAACGAACAATCGTGCCCATCTCTCCAGTGGTCACACCTAGCTCACCGTCCATGAGCTTCTTGTGTTCCCAAGACTCACAGAAGTTCTTAGAAAAACCACAAGCACCGAACCAACCACCTACACCGAACTCAATCCCTGGACGGAACTCTTGCAAGATAAACTTACCTTTAAGAGCATTCTTTTTCTTCCAACGATTTAACATGTAAATCATATCTGCAGCAGACTTCGCTACATAAGAAAGAGTTTTATCTCCATCACCAATAGGTTTAGACACAAACCTACGTGGGTTTTCTTTCACGTAAGCAATAGCTTCATCATACTTTTCAAAGGTACGACTAGGAATAGTTTTAATCCCTGCCATATTAAGAACCTTTTCACCGTGGTCACGTTCTTGTTCCCAACGATTTGTATCAACGGAAGGCCCAAAGATAGGATAACCTTTATCACGGTAACGCTCTAAGCCATGAATGTAAAAGACATTATCTGTACAGAACACAAGGTCTGCCCAGTTCATACTGTCTTCCCAGTTGCTTACACGCTTAACAAGTCCACCATCTCCTACTTCAGAGCGTGAGCCATCTTTGTTGTGTCTGATAAAGATACGAACTTCATGTCCCCACGCTTGGCTACGTAATGCAAAGGAAAGACCACAACCACATCCTGAAGGGTCGATGATTAATATTTTCATTGTTTAATAACCTTTTAATGCCCTGTATAAAGGGTCTTTAGCTTTTCTTTTAGCAGCAGCTAAAGCATCCTTTTTTGAAAAGTATTGAGATTGTGCTTCTTTTTGTGATACATTTTGCTGTGCTCCTAATTGCTCAGAAGCAGATTCACGAAGTTCTTTTTTACCAGATAATAAATCTGCAGCAGTTTTTAAAGGAGGTACTAATTTCTCAGCTTGTTTTAAAGTATCAAAAGCAGTATCGCCTATATCAAAACCGTTAGGACCACTTTCCCATATATGCTGACCAGTAAAGAAATCACGATTCATTAAACTTTCAGCAATAGTTTTAGTACCTGGTGGTAAATTATATGCTTCAGCTAAAAGTGCAGAAACATCTTTATCGCCTAGTAATACATGGTAAGCTGTGTAAGGAATAGTAGCTGCTCCTGCTCTTCTTTGTTGAGCATCAGGGTCCCCGCTTACAAACTTAGCAACAGAATCCCATATATAAGGATATACTACTCCTATATTAAAAGCAATAAAAGCTAAATGTTGAGCAGCGTCTACCCTGCTAGTTACTGATGTTTCATTTTGAATAGCTAAATCATGTAAGCTACTAGCCATAGATTTAAACTGTCCGTAGTGATACCTACCGAACGTATTAAAAACTCTGCTTTGCATGGCTTGTGACATACCTCTAGACAAAGCAGCAGAGACTGCCTCAGGCATCCCAGGAATTTTCATCATCGCATCGTAGCCAATACGAGTAGGGACTTGATAATTTGGATTATGAGTTTCTACATAATTTTTTAAAGCTGTATTAAGAATGTCTACGCCCTTCTTAGAAGCTAAGTGCCTGTAAGCAGACAACATAAAAATATCCGACCCGCCCCAAAGAGCATGTTTAGATTTATCATAAATAGCGTCCACTAATTTAACAGGAGATAGCCCAATCTTTTTAGCTATACTATCTAACTCTTTTTTAGGAAGAGTTTTTTCAATGTGCTCAACAGCATCTTTTGCTAGTACATTCCCATACTGTAACCCCATCCCACTTTCAAGATAACGAATATATTCAGGAGTCACATTAGCTACGTCATTTATTGCTTGATACATAGATTTTGCAATACTTTTATATTGCCAAGGTTTAACAAAATCCCAACCAACAGTGGTAAACCAGTGGTCTTGAGCATTGAATAAATGGGGTACAGGATTCCAAAATAAAGTACCAACAGCAGCACTATTGAACTGCTCTAACAATGAAGCACCTTTTAAACCTTTGCTGATACCATCTTCAAAAGCTTCAGCAAAACGTTTATCAACCCAAACCTTTTCTAAACTAGGATGGCCTTCTACACTAACAAACCCTGAAGGAGCCTCTTTAGTCGTTGCTTTATCTGCAGCAAATCCCTCATTCTTAAGAGTATTTAAAGTATCCTTTAAAAATGCAGACTCACGTTGATATTTTTTAAGCTGAGCTTCAGCAATAAGATAGTTTGCTACAACATCTTTCTTGTAACGTACAGGGGTCTGTGCTTCAATCTCTTCAGTAGTGGCTTGAACTACTTTAGCCTTTTGTCCGTCCTTGGTAGTAATTTCATTGCCAATGTCAGGTTTGTTTTCTTGATTACCTTTAAATAAAGGTTCTTTTTGTTTTGTACCTTCAGCATAGCTATGTAAAGCCATACCATCACGGTTAACAACTTGTCTCCTACCATCAGGATATTCAAGAGCTAACATGCTTCTTTCTTTTTGAGTGCCTGCTTTACGCCCAAAGCTTGTGTGACCTAAAACATTTTCACCCCAAGACTTAACAGTGTCCCTCCAAGTTCTATCCGCACGTCTAATGTTATGGCCTTCAATACCTTCCATAGTATCAGGCATAGCTTCGCCATGTTCAGCTTTAACTTCACGATAAAGTTTACTTACACGTTCAACCAAAGGATCTACTTGTTCTTTTTTAATTGCGAGTTGCTCATCTGTTAAAGGTCTTCCAGCTTCTTCAGCTTGGTTATGATATATATCTTCTGAACGGGCTTCATCAGAAAATTTACGAGCCTCATCACCAGCTTTAATAATGTCTGCTGTTTCTCTGTTCTTTAATGTATTAAGCCCTTCAGAAAGAGAATTAACTCTTTTCATAATAGGACCTTCAGTGCTCACTTTAGGAAGAGATAAAGTTTCTTCTTTTACTATAGGAGCACCTTCAACAGAAACTTTAGCTACAGGTTCTTGTTTACGGGCTGTTGCAGCTTCAGTTCCTACAATAGCTTCTTCTTTAGCAGGTTCTACAGCTTTCTCTAAAGGAGTTTTAGAAGCTTGTTCAATATTTTCAGGAGACCTAGCTTTAATACTTTCAGCAAGATTAGCTGCTTTACTTTCAATAGCACGTGTGAGACCTGTAGCTTTAGGAGCAGCAGCTTGGAAGGCGGCAGCCATTCCTACCTTAGCAGGGTCTACTTTACCTTCAGTAGCTAATTCCTGCCCAGCTTCGATACCCCCTCCGACACCTGCCATCAATGTACGAGTAATTCCAGGAACTTTACCTGGCTGGAAAAATGCTAAGTTAGGTGCTAGTTGTCCAGCAAAAGAAGCACGAGGACGTTGCTGATTTTCACGAATACGAGTTTCGGGGTCTAAGCCTACTTCTTTAAGCATTGCTTCAGGGACAGCTTCTTTGACAAAATTATAAACTTTATCAGCTACGTAAGAGCCTCCGAAGCCTCCTGCAAGAGCACCTAAAGCAGCACCTACAGGTACTGTAACAGGAGCAGCAGGACCTCCTAAAAGACCTAAAGCACCCCCTGCTTCAGCTCCTGCAGCCATCCCTGCTACTCCTCCTGCAGCACCTGGAATAGCTTCAATACCTGCCTTTAAAGCAGCTTTTCCTCTAGATACAGGTTCTTCTTTAGCGGATTCCGTGGCTTTATATCTACCAAGTTTATCTGGCTTAGCCTGAGAAGCTTCCCACTCTTCAGGACTCAAAGATTTTTTAGTTTCTGCAGGAGCAGCTTCTACAGTAACATTTGAACTTTTAGATTGAGATGCTTCCCATTCTTCTGGACTCATTTATTAGCATCCTGATATTGTTGCCATTTAGTATCAGACCAACCAGCAGGTCTATTGTATGTTGTACCTTCTTTATTAGTAAAGGTATCTTTTTTAGCAGAAGATTTAGTTTCAATTTTAGCAGCAGGTTTTGCTGTTGGTTTAGCAGCAGGAGTTTCTTCTTTATCAGCAGGATGAAAACGTTCTTCTAAAGCTGCGGTACGTGTTGCTTCTTGAGTATCTATATCTTCAAGAGCTTTAGCTTTATCTTTAGGCTTCATAAAAGGGTCTACAGATATTTTTGTACGGGCAGTATCAAAGCCACGTTGCAGAGTTGCTATTTGAGTATTGTACTGCGCCTCACGTTTATCTGCTTGTTTTTCTTGTGCTGTTTCTTTACCAGCTTGGTTTTGTGCAGAATTACGTTCTAAAGCTAACCAATGATTTTCTAAAGAATCTTCATGCTGTTGTTTAATCTGAGCATTCATTACTGCTAATATAGATTTATTTTTTTCAGATTCACTAGTAGCTAAGTCTCCAAGATATTTTTTACCTTGAGCTATACCTTCAGGAGTATCAGGGAGCTTATCTACGTTTGCTCTTAAAATCATAGCAGTATTGGTATCTACTCCTGAAGTAGAAATAGCATCATATAAACCTTTTTTATCAGTAGCTCCTGAGGCAAGACGAGCACCAATATCAAATTGTTTAATTTGAGTTTCTACTTGTTTTAATTTTGTTTCAGCAGCATCTTTACCAAACTCTGTGGCTTGTTTTTGAAAAGAATGTGCTAAAGAAGCATTGCCAGTCATACCAGCTAACTGTGAAGCTCTTTGTGCTACTTGTTGAGCAGCTTGTGGGTCTTGAGTGTCTACACCTTTGTAAGCAGCTTCTAAAACATTACCAGCAGTAATGTCTTGACCAATCTGCTTACCTGTTTGATAGCCTGTGCTGACAATATCAGCTAAGTTATATAATGGCATATTATCCTTAAAGAACTGCTAAAGCTGCTGGAGCAGCCTGAGCAAAGAAGTCTTCACCAGCAGCACTAGCAGTACTGGTCATATCAGCACCTGCCCAGCTATTAGCACCAGTATCAAAGATAGAAGAAGAAGCACCGCCTCCAGAACCACCAAGAGTAGTAGCTAAGTTATTCAAAGCATTTGCAGAAGTAACGTTACCGTACAAACCAGCAGCAGTAGAGGTAAGACCAAGAACGTTAGAAGCACCTTGAGCATTGATTTGATTTTGTAACGAAGCAGAACCAAGAGCAGCAGAGCTTTGAGCTTGTGCAGCAGAGGCAGGAGACTGGGCAGCACCTGATAAAGTAGCTAACTGATTAAACATAGTATTATAATAATTACTAAAGTTAGATTGCCCAAGAGACTGCAAAGCAGCAGCTTGACCGCCTGATTGTAGCGTCCCTGTAGCAGCTCCTGCAGCTTGTGCTGTTCGAGTACCTTGTTGTAAGGTTTGTTGATAACCAGGAGAAGACAACGCTGAAGCAGGGTTATTTACTAACGTGTTTAACTGTCCTGCAGCTTGAGCACGATATTGTGAATAAGGGTCATAAGTACTTAAAGGAGCAGCTTGAGGTGCACTTGCTCCTTGAGTATTACCACCTCCGAAGATACTCCCTACTGCGTTACCTATTGAACTGACTACGCTACCCATGATGATTCCTTAAATAAATTTACTATACAGTTTTTCCATGAATGTATAACCTAAGTATTCTAATAACCTTGAGTTATCTAAGTGAACTTTAGTGCTACACATTATCCTATTAACATTGAGGTTCTTGAGATGTTCTTCAGCAAACTGAAACATCTTGATACCTGTCCTACCTTTTCTGTGTGTTTTACGAAGATAGTAAATATCTTCTAGTGCTGTTAAGCAAGACTTAACGTGTAATGGAGAACAGACAATAAACATCATGTACCCAATTAACTCTTCGTCTTCACGACATGTTATAACTTGCAACATGCCTGATTGTTCTAATCCGTAGTAACTTTCCCAATTAGGTTCTAGCTCGTAGCCACCTTTAAAGCCATCTTCTAGTTCATCATAATGCTCAGGGTAGATTTTAATTAAGTCATTCAAAGCTTCTGAATATTTCTCTACCCTGTAGGTAATCATTATTATGTCCTATATTGTATCTGTTGTGGCCCGTCTTGTTCTAATTCACCGATACTAAAATCTACTTCAGCAGCTAATAATCTTATTGGGGCATTATCTGTGCAAAGGAATTCCCATGCTCTACGACGTGCTTGCCCTGTTTGATAAATCTGGGAACGAGAAGCATTTAAGTTTACTGTACGATAAGGAGACCATGATTGGTAGTCATCATCAGTATGTCTAATGTTCATTGTAGCTCCTACTTTATCGCCTACAATTTCAACACGCTGGTAGAACTTACGCTTAGTTGTTCCGCTATCTAATAAGTCTGTTACACTACGGTAATATATCGGAGCACCTGCATCATTGTAGTAATCTGAGGATAATGTGTATAATGTACCATCATCATCATTCAATAAATAATAGGTTTCTCCATTACCTGCAAAGAAACTAGGACGGAAATACTGTTCAGCATAGATACCAGGAATACCTGAATCTTCATCACCAACTGCCCATGAAGTCCATTGAGTCCAGACTTTCTCATTTACATCGTATACTATTGTAACATTAATATCGTGTAAAGTCAAGACATAAAAGGTATGTCCCTCAACACGCATAGAAAAAGACCTAATATCCGTTAAAGTGCTGTTTTGCAGAATACGGTCAATATAAGGAGTAGAAGCTTTAGAAGGAGCAGTTCCTGAAAGAGCGTAGACTGAAGGCCCTAAGTCTTTAGAAGTTCCTACAAATAAGACTACGTTTTCAAAGGCTGAGATAGAGTCACCATTAGCACAGCCTAGCTCAATCTTGTAAGAAGAAGCCACAGACAAAGGAGAGCCTGGATAGTTACCAGCATCGTAGAAGAACTCAATAGAGTTTGTTCCAAAGCTTAAAATGTAGTTTAAATGCTTACAAAGACCTACTTGAGTGTCAGGGTCTGACTCTGCAGTAATGTAGTTTAAAGCATTCCATGAAGTAGGGTCGTTAGGATTAGAAGTATATATCTGTCCATTAGGGCTACCAATGACTGTATAAGTATCCAGATAAGGTGCTCCAGGGACTAACTGACCTGTAGGAAAGCCATTAAGCTCAGCAATCGCCGTAGCTCCAGTACCTGCTGTAGGCGTAAAAGCACCTGTCCATTGGATAATAGCAGTACCATCTAAGCCTACACCGCCTGTGCCTGTAAGACTAACAAACAATACTGTAGCTGTGCCATCTGAAGCAGAACCAGAAGTAAAGGTAGGCTCAGAAGCTCCTGTAGTGCCTGATGCTGTGCATACGTATAAATAACCTAAAGAATTGACAAACTCTTGACCTCTAAGGATATTCCATCCTGTTGTCCAGCCAGGAGCTACATCAGAACCATTAATAGTAGGAGCTACAATACCTGTAGTACCTGCTGCTAATACTTTATAAGAGTTACTGCTAGTAGTATAAGTAGCTCCAGTACCTTCCGCAGTACTTGCTGTCCAAGTAGCTGTAGTACCTCCAGCATCAGTAATCGTAACTACTAATGTATCTGAAGTTGTGTACCCTGTACCACCGTTAGTGATGGTAATTCCTGTACATACACCTCCTGTAGCTTGTACAGTACCTGTAGCTGTTGTACCGCCTCCTGAAGGAGCTGAGAAAGTTACTACAGGAGTAATATAGCCTGTACCACCTGTAACGATAGTCGCTAAAACAATATTGTCATCTAATACTTGAGAAAAGACATTAGTCGTAGGATTGTAGGTGTAACCATGTACTTGATTCTGAACAAACAAATAAGTATTGTTTAATGTAGTATTGAAATAACAATCCTGTACTTCACCTCCGATAGTACCCGTCATAGTCCCTATAGTTGTTACTGCATAGGTCGTAGGGTCAATCTTGTAAAGTACGTTGTTTAAAGCAGCGAAAAGGAAACCATTAAACAAGGTTAGTCCCTGTGCTTGCGTTACTGGCAAAGGAGGAGTAGTAGTTATGGATGAT